GTAACATTCTTTTAACAAACATAAACTTATCGCCGTCGTCCAAGTCAAACTCAGAAGATATTAGCGTAGCTGTAATCGGGAACGGCGTAGTAGTTTCTTGGCAGTCGTAGCCCACTTCGTGGTTGACCAAGTTGTTGCTGTACGTAGCCGCCAGCGGGTTTTCTCTGTGGTCAGCATCCATCCAAGCAGTGCGAGCCATAGTCCCGTAGTACCAGATGTCTTGCAGGTAGTTATACACCACGTAGCGGTCAATCTGCGTGGAGTCGGCAGAGCAATAAAACCACCAAATCTCATCGAACCGCTCGTTAGTCCCTGCAATTACTTGGTCATACTGAGAGAAGTTAAAGTCGTTAAATATATAGCTACGCAGGGCGCAAGGCAGAGTCTTAACTGTACCGTCGTAGTAATAGAACTTGTCAATACCCATCCAATAAGCAGAGTTGTTTGCATAGACTGCCGCGTTAGGGCTTGCTATTGAGAGGTTATCCCCAAGTAGCTGCGCGCCCCACACTTCTGGTGCTCCTAAATACTGAAGGCCGTACATCGCGTTATCTGTCCAAACCAGAACTTCTTGTCGTGCTTGCAGTGCAGTTACAATCTCACTACCTCTTGATAAGCGTAGGCTACCTGCTTGGTTAGTAGCGGCGGGCGTCCAGTTAGCTACGTCCTCTTGGTCAGACCAACGGATAAGCATAGGGTCAAGCACGCTAGTACCCAGCTCGTTCGCACCAAAGCAGAAAGCAAACCGGAATATGTCCGACACGAATGCCCTATTAACTACTACAGGAACGTCTGACGCACCGGCAAGCGAAGACACATAGACCGCACGAGTAGTCACCGCGTTGGTTGCATCCCAATAAAAAAGTTCCCCGCCTCGGTACGTAAAAAACAAATCTTCACCGAAGTTAGCTTGGCTCCATAGTCGCATACCTTCATTTGTAGCTGACCCGACACCCCAAGAACCCACACCCCAAAAACCCGCACTCCAACCCGTGAAAGGTATTTCAATTTCAGAGCCTATGTTGACTTGGTATGCCGCAGTAACAGTGCCACCGCCGTTAGCGGTAGAAGAAGCAGTAGTCTCGGCAGTGATGTTGTAAGAGTCTTCGTCGATCAAGCTGATCTGGTACTCGTTATTCAGGGTTAGCCCACCAACAGCCGTAGCCCCGCTGAACGTCACAAAGTCACCCTCTAAGGCACCGTGAGCAAGGTCAGTAACCAAAACAACGGCAGAGCCGTCAGTTGTATCAAAAGGGTCAGTAAGAGTTACTGTGGACCGAATAGGCGTAATGTCAAAATAAGATCCGCCGCGCTCGATGTAGTATTTGAGGTGGGTGCCTACAGAGACGAGGTTTTGACTGCCAAGAGTTATCCAGTTCCACATAGAGCGGCAGACGCCAAGAAAAGACTGGTTAGACAGGCGCACCCACCCACCGATCTTCTGAGGCATACCCCGTCTGAACCGCACTTTGTTGGTCTCGTACCAACCGCCTTCGGCAGCGTAGCGCGTATTCTCGCGGTCAACTCCGGGCTTAAATTGTAGTTTCTGTAAAGGCATCAGTAGGTCCACATAACAAGGGTGCTTGGGCGGGTATCAACGTGTACGAAGGTCTTAGCCACTCCAATACCGTTAAAGCCCAATTCTAACGCATGTTTAACCACTAATGCGCGTTGTGCCCCGTTAGCTACCTTTATATCGGCCGCTATGCCTTGGGCGTGTGTACCGGGCTTTGCTTTGCGTGCTTCTTCAGGATGGCTGGGGTCTCGGTAGCCACTGGTTATAACAAACGGAAACCCACAAAGACCACGCAGCTCGTCTAGTTTAAGTACAAAGTCCTCGTCGATAAAGTTCTTACCTGTATGCGTACAAGCAAACTCACCAAACGAGAAGTACGTAAACTCGCCCACTAGTCACAAAGCTCAGCTAGTTCTTTCCAGTCTTGCGCAGTCCAGTTAGAGGTGTCCACAGAGGCAGGAAGCTCAACCGTAATTCCGGAAACATTAGCCCCAAGCACAGCTCCGGCCGCGTTCGTGTTGCCCCTAAGACACGCCATAGCGTTGTCCTCCGGCGTAATTTCTAAGCTATTCAACTGGGTACAAGCAGCTAGTGTGTAGCACGCAATACCTAAAATAAGTAATCTCATTTAAACCACCCTTTGATTGACTGGAACATACGCACGGGGTAATAAAGCGCGCCTGACTTAAACTTTCCCAGACCTAGTACGCTCAGTGCTTCTCGAAACACCTTATCCGCCTGCTTTTGGTTCTTAACAACGCCGTCGCCGTGGGTGCATAAGTAGTCGTGGACCACTGCCGCCCTTCGGTTTTTTGCGTTCGCTACGGGTACTATCCACCGGAATATTCTAGGAACACTTGCCAAATCAGTGAAATACCCTGCAGGCACAGTGACTGTGCGGCCCAGTACGTCGCTATAATACACCAGTGGGGCGTGTAGCCTCCATCCGCCGTCTACGGCCTCGGCAACTAGCGCGGTCTGGAAGTGGCTCATGATACGCACCTAAGGCTTGTTGATGAAACTAAAGTAGGACCCCGTTAGCAGGGCACCTAAGAAAACGTACGTAAAAGCCTTGATTATGGTATTTGCCGCAGTACGTTTGGCCGACCGCC